TAATACGTGTTTTAAGCCGATTTGCTGAACGAAGTCAAGTAGGAATAAACAAGTATAAGACAACGCTAGAAAGAACCGACCTAGACACGTTAGAATGGCTTACACACGCACAAGAAGAAGCGATGGATTTCTGCCTATATCTTGAACGACTCAAAGACGAATTTAAAACCAAAAACAAATGAAAATAACAATAGAACAATACGAACACACGGTTACACACGAAGTACCTCACAACGATGTTGACCTTGACGAAGCAGTGAGAATGTGTGAAGGACTATTGAAGGCAACGGGTTACGTATTCAACGGAAACCTTGAGATAGTGGATGAGTGGAAAGAAAACGATGAGTGGGAGGAACAAAACCATAAAGGATAAGTACCAATTTTTACCACATAAACTAAATAGAAATGATAACTAAACAACAAGAACAATAGTAACAATTAAATAAACATAAAATGGAAAACAAGTTAAACACGGGAGCAATCTTCAAAAACACGAACAAGAAAGCGGATAACCATCCCGACTACAAAGGAAAAGTAAACGTAAATGGAAAAGAAATGGAAATTGCGTTATGGGTTAAGCAAGGTAAAGCAGGTAGTTTCTTCTCTGCAGCATTCTCAGAACCTTACGTTGCACCTGAAACAATGGAACGCAGACCTATTTCTGATGCAATGGATGATTCGGACTTGCCCTTTTAGTATGTACATTGACGAGACGGAATTAAGAAACAGTCTTAAAGAAGTGTTAAGGTCAAAAACACGAAACCAAATAGTTCAAGACATAAAGACTAGAACAGGAAAGTTTCATCAGTACCAGATAGATAAATTCTTGCAAGGTAAAGACGTAACACTAAGCACAGCAATAAAGCTAGACGAGTTTCTTTTGAGAGAGAGAATGTAAACAGAAGCCATCTTAACAGGTGGCTTTTTCTATGTTAATAACTTTTTAGCAACCTGATTAGATTTTCATCGTAAGTTTGATTAGAAATTAATCAATGGACAAGCTCACATTATTAACTAAGCATCACAAAGATTGGGTCAAGGTAGTCAATAGCTTTGGTGAATACTTTTTTGCTGATGATATCGTACAAGAAACATATTTAAAGATTCTTCGTTTAAATCATATAGACAAGATAGTTACTACAACGATTAATAGAAGTATGATGTGGTTGGTATTAAGAAGCGTTCACATTGATCACCTCAGACTACAGAAACACGATAAGGTAAGTTTAGGCCTAATTTATAGTTTAAGCAGCGAGGATTCAATAGAAAGTCAACAGGCAATAAACAGAATAGACGAACTGATAGAAGAAGAAACAAAGCAATGGCATCACTACGATAAGATGTTATTTGATTTGTACAGAAAGTCGGAACTATCAATGCGAGAAATAGCAGAAGCTACAAAGATACACTACACATCTATCTTCCATACATTAAAGAGATGTAAGAAAAGACTACAGGAAGCAGTAGGGGAAGATTACAGCGATTATTTGAATAAAGATTTTGAACTAATAAAATAAACAATGGAAAAACGAACACCAAAAAAGAAAGCAGAAGGACTAGGAGACACAGTAGCACAAGTAACAAAAGCTACTGGTATTGACAAGCTAGTTAAGTTTATCGCAGGAGAAGACTGCGGATGCAATGAAAGAAAGGAAAAGCTCAATGCTTTGTTTCCTTACAGAACTCCTAAATGTCTAACAGAAGACGAACACACCTACCTAACAGAATCACAGGTATTATCTAAACAAACTTTAAAGCCAAGTGAGCAGGATGCAATCTTAAAGATTTACAATCGTATCTTTGGAATCAGCAGAGAACCTACTTCTTGTGCTACTTGTTGGCTAGAAATTATCAATAAAATGCAAAAGGTATTTAACGAATACGCTGAGTAATGAAATACTATTTAGTTGATCACGGAAAAGAAATGATTCAAGCAGCAAATGTCTTAACAGATTACTTTACTGCTCAGGGATATCACTACGTGATTTACTTAACAAACGCAGACGGATTAATGTGCGTTGAAGAAATAGATGAGAATGAATTTTTAGACCACTTTAAACAAAGCAATGCAGGTAAATAAAGTAAACATAAACGAGATAAAGACGAATCCAAAGAACCCTCGTCTAATCAAAGACGATAAGTTCCGTAAGTTAGTTAAGTCAATACAGGAGTTCCCTCAGATGTTAGAGCTACGACCAATAGTAGTAGATGAAAACAATATAGTTTTAGGAGGTAATATGCGTTTAAAAGCGTGTAAAGAAGCAGGACTGAAAGAAGTGTTTATTGTCAAAGCAGATAATCTTACCGAGGAACAGAAAGACGAATTTATAGTAAAAGACAACGCAGGCTTTGGAGAATGGGATTGGGATATGTTAGCGAATGAATGGGACACGGAAAAATTACAAGATTGGGGATTAGATTTGCCTTTGGATTTAAACGTTGAGGAATTAGAATCTGAAGAAGACGACTTTAATATTCCAGAAGGCGGTATTGAAACCGATATAGTATTAGGTGATTTATTTGAAATAGGCGAACATAGATTGCTATGTGGGGATAGTACGGATAGCGACCAAGTAGCTAAGTTAATGAACGGAGAGAAAGCTGATATGGTATTTACAGACCCACCTTATGGAATGAAGTTAGATGCAGATTATAGTGGAATGAAAAGCGAAATATTTAAGGGTGGTATAGGTGGCAAAAAATATGATAATATTAAAGGAGACCACGATGACTTTACAGAAGAATTAATCAATACAATATTTGCTTGTTTTAATGATTGCAAGGAGATATTTATATGGGGTGCAGATTATTTTGCAGAGTTGCTTCCTAATAAAAATGATGGTAGTTGGGTAGTGTGGGATAAAAGAGCAAATAATAATGATGATATAGCAGAGGATAAAAGTTCAGATAAGATGTATGGAAGCACATTTGAATTATGTTGGTCAAAGAATAAGCATAAGAGAGATATTGCAAGGGTTAAATGGGCAGGAATCTTTGGTATGCCATCCCAAGATACTAAAGGCAGAGTACACCCAACACAAAAGCCTATTGAGTTGGCTAATTGGTTCTTTAATAAATGGGGTAAGGATAATGATTTGATTGCTGATTTATATTTAGGTGGTGGAACAACTATGGTAGCAAGCCACCAACTTAAACGCAAATGTTACGGAATGGAATTAGACCCGAAATATTGCCAAGTAATAATTGACCGAATGAAAAAGTTAGACCCAAGTTTAGTAATTAAACGTAACGGAGAAATAATTAGAGATTAATTAGAAAGATGGCAAACGAAGAAAACTTAATACCTGCAAAGAAAGGTGAGATAAGAAATCCAAATGGAAGACCTAAGGGAGCAAAGAATAGAAGCACAATAGCTCGTCAATGGCTAGAAGTAAATCAGTCCTTAAAGAATCCATTAACAGGCGAACAGGAAACTATGAGCCAAGAAGATTTAATGACGTTAGCGTTGATTAAAAAGGCACGTGAAGGAGATGTAGCAGCATACAAAGCATTAATGGATTCAGGTTACGGACAACCACTTCAACAAATCGAACAAACAATACTAGAACAACCACTTTTTCCAGATGTTCACACGGACGACCTCAATAAATAAAATACTAGCGTTAAAAAAACGAATCAAAATAATTCAAGGAGGTACATCTGCAGGAAAGACGTTTGGTATACTTCCTATTTTAATAGACAAAGCAATTCGTACAAGTAACTTAGAGATTTCTGTAGTATCTGAATCAATCCCACATTTGCGTAGGGGTGCATTAAAAGACTTCCTTAAAATAATGAAGTGGACTAATCGTTACATTGATGGACAGTTCAACAAATCATTACTTAGATACGAGTTTTTAAACGGAAGCGTAATGGAGTTCTTCTCAGCAGATGACGCATCTAAACTAAGAGGAGCAAGAAGAGACATCTTATACATCAACGAGTGCAACAACGTCAGCTTTGAATCTTACAACGAGCTTTCTATCCGTACCAAGAGAGAAGTGTTTTTAGACTTTAATCCTGCTAACGAGTTTTGGGTACATAAAGAACTAAAAGACGAAGAAGACTCAGACTTTATTATCTTAACCTACAAAGACAATGAAGCTCTTGACGAATCAATAGTAAGTCAAATCGAAAAGAACCGAGAGAAAGCATCTACGAGTTCTTATTGGGCTAATTGGTGGAGAGTTTATGGATTAGGACAGATCGGTAGTTTAGAAGGAGTGATCTTTGACAATTGGAAAACGATTGACACGATTCCTGCTGAAGCGAAATTGATAGGAATCGGACTTGACTTTGGTTACACGAATGATCCTACTTCTGCAATAGAGATCTATAACTACAACGGAAAGAGAATCATAAACGAGATATGCTATAGAACAGGAATGGTCAACTCAGACATTGCTAAGATCCTACCTAACCACGTTACTATCTATGCTGATAGCTCAGAGCCTAAATCAATAGAAGAGATTAGACGCTTTGGAAAGATGATTAAAGGCGTAACAAAAGGAGTTGATTCAATTAAGTTTGGAATCGATGTAATGCAACGACAGGAATACTTAGTTACAAGTTCTAGTACAAACCTAATCAAAG